ATATGTTTTATAAGTTGTGGACAGATGCAGAGGAAGGAAGAAACGAATACATTCCAATTGAGGTGCATTGGAGTGAGGTTCCCGGCCGTGATGAGGCATGGAAACAACAAACAATTAAAAATACATCAGAGGCACAATTCAACACAGAATTTGAGTGTGAGTTTCTAGGTTCTATTGATACTCTAATTTCACCAAGCAAGTTAAGACAGATGACATATAGGGCTCCCAAAAAGTCTAGTGCTGGTCTTGATATGCATGAATCGCCCCAAGAAGGACATACATACTTTTTAGCTGCTGACGTTGCTAGAGGTACACAAAACGACTATTCTGCTTTTGTGGTTGTAGATGTGACAGAAATTCCATACAAGATTGTCGCAAAGTTTAGAGACAATGAGATTAAACCCCTTCTTTTTCCCGCTAAGATATACGATGTTGCAAGAGCATATAACCAAGCATTTGTTATGGTAGAGGTTAATGACATTGGAGAACAGGTTGCTAATGCTTTACAGTTTGACTTGGAGTATGACAACCTAATTATGGCTTCTATGCGTGGACGAGCCGGACAAGTCCTTGGAGGTGGGTTCTCTGGTGGGCGAGCGCAGTTGGGGGTAAGAACCACTAAAGCTGTCAAACGTATCGGTTGCTCTAATCTAAAACAAATGGTTGAGGATAATAAACTAATTGTAGAAGATTTAGAGATTATCACAGAACTATCCACATTTATTGTCAAAGGACAATCGTTTGAGGCTGATGAGGGATGTAATGATGATTTGGTAGCATGTCTGTTTATGTTTGCCTGGGCCACAGACCAACAATATTTCAAAGAACTGTCAGATCAAGATATTCGTGCAACTATGATGAAAGAACAACAGGACATGTTAGATCAGGACATGGCACCATTTGGATTTATTCTTGATGGTCTTGAGGACGAAAACATTGGTAATATGGTGGATGATTATGGAACAAAATGGAATCCTGTAGTACGAGACAATAGTACAGATTGGTAAATTCCTATATAAATTCTATAAGATCATTGTCTAGTTTGATGAAACAATTTGAACAAACGATAGACGATTCTTTAATTAACTCTAATGCTTCTTTGCGGCTTTCGTTATTCATGCCTTTGCGTTGAGTCAATTTTCTAATTTTGTTGTGGTGGGGGTGAAATTTCAGACACACTGTCTCACTTTCTCCACAATGAGAACATGACTTTTCAGCAAGGTATTCGTTTAACCACACAAGACGTTGACGGTAGTTTCTTTTGGATACGTTTTTGATCGTTTCTTTATATTTTTCGTAATGCTCATTCATGTGTTTATTTATAAGAATCCTAACATATAAAAAGAGTGTTTTAGGAATCTGTTTTTTATAAATAATTGCAATGAAAAGAATAAACTCTAACGTAGAGTTAGGTTCTCTACAGAAAAAGGAGTAAGGAAAATGGGTTTTTTAGTGTCGCCAGGCGTACATGTAAGAGAAATCGACTTAACAAATATTGTTCCTGCTCTTCAAACTAATATAGGTGCTATCGCTGGTCCTTTTGAAAAGGGCCCAGTTGCTTCAGTTACAAATATTAGTTCGGAAGCAGAACTGGTTTCAATCTTTGGTAAACCAAATTCAAATAACTTTGAATATTTTTTCACTGCTGCAAACTTTTTGCAGTATTCTAATGCACTCAAGGTAGTGCGTTGTGAGTCCGCCGTTTTGAACGCTGCTTCAAACCTTGGACTTTTAATTAGAGATGCAGATCACTACACCAACTCTTTCAGAGATGGTCAAGGTAGTGTTGGTCCTTGGGCCGCACGAACAGCCGGTGAACACGGTAATAGTGTCGCCGTTTCAATTTGTGCAACAGCTACTGCATTCTCTCAAGATATCACAGGTGCAAACCAAGTTGCTGCGGCGGCTTCAAGTGGCGCTACTTCAATCACGGTTGACGATGTTGATCTTGCAGATAATGCGATTAACGTTGGAGATATCCTATCATTCTTCACCGACAGTGGTTTCGGAACACCAGCTACAGGACATGCTGGTAAAGAATATGAAGTAACTGCTCGTGACACTTCTGCAAATACTATCACAATTCGTGAGTTAGATAATGTAAGTGGGTCAGGACTTGCTGCTTCGCTTGCAGACAATTCCTTCATTCGCAGACGTTGGAAGTTCTACGATCTCTTTGATTCTGCGCCAGGAACGTCTGATTGGACAACCCAAGAAAGTCGGGGAACAGCTGATGAAATGCACGTTGTTGTATATGATACAACAGGTAAGATTTCTGGTTTCGCAGAACCCGTTGCTGGTCAACGGACACTTGCAGTTTTGGAAACATATTCAGCAATGTCCAAGAACCCAAATGCAAAAAATGCACAGGGTGGAACAAATTACTATGCTGAAATAATTTATGTTCAGTCAGCTTTCATTTACTGGATGGATCATCTTGGAGCCGGTACTAACTGGGGAACAGACCTTGATGCATCAAATGCGGTTATCTTAAACGGAACCGATTCAACTGGATCAAACGAAGGTGACAATGTTATTGATGAAACAGATGGAGACAACATCATTTTGAACACAGATGCTGGTTCATTTACAGCGGTAAATACACCAACATATGACACTCTTACAGGTGGAACAGACGATTATGCTGTGACAGCTGGTGAAAAGAGAACTGCTTATGATCTCTTTGCAAATGTTGAACTTCATGACATTAACTTTGTTCTTGGTGGTCCTTCTGTCACAGTGACAGGAAGTTCCTTTGGTTCTGCTGGTGATGAGTTTGATACTCATGGTACAATGCTCACCGATCTTGCAGAACTTCGCAAAGACCTCGTAGCATTTGTTTCCCCTGCTCGTCAGGCGGTTGTGAACGTTCAAAGTTCAAACACACAAACAACAAATGTTAAAAATTGTTTTGACACTCTACCGTCATCTTCTTATGTGGTGTATGACAGTGGTTACAAATACATGTATGACAAGTATAATGATGTATTCCGTTATGTACCGCTCAATGGTGACATTGCTGGTCTTTGTGCAAACACAGACAGAGTTGCTGACCCGTGGTTCTCGCCGGGTGGTTATAACCGTGGTAACATTCGTGGTGCAATTAAACTTGCATACAATCCACAACAGGCAGAAAGAGATATCCTCTACAAGGCTCGGATCAACCCAGTAGTTGACTTCCCAGGCCAAGGTGTGGTTCTCTTTGGAGATAAAACTGCTCTTGCCAAACCTAGTGCATTTGACCGCATTAACGTGCGTAGATTGTTCTTGGTTCTGGAAAAAGCAATTGCCACAGCTGCTAAGTTCCAACTCTTTGAGTTCAACGATGAGTTTACACGGGCCCAGTTCCGTAACTTGGTTGAACCCTTCTTGCGGGATGTGCAGGGTCGTAGAGGTATCACTGATTTCCAAGTTGTTGCTGATGGCACAAACAACACAGGCGAAGTCATTGACCGAAACGAGTTTATTGCAGATATCTATATTAAACCAGCACGATCAATCAACTTCATTACACTTAACTTTGTTGCGGTTCGCACAGGTGTTGAGTTCTCTGAAGTTGTTGGCAAATTTTAGGAGGTAACGTAAAATGGTTGGAACAATAGACGAATTTAGAGCCCAACTAATTGGTGGCGGTGCCAGAGCCAACCAATTTAAAGTTGAGATCAATAATCCTAGAAATGCTGGGGCGATCAATATCAATTTAAGGCAGGCAGCATTTCTGTGTAGTGCAACAACTCTACCAGCAATGTCAGTTGAAGAAATTGAAGTTCCTTTCCGTGGAAGAACTATTCGGATTGCGGGCGACAGAGATTTTGCTGATCCTTGGGAAGTTACATTTCTTAACGATACAGACTTCTCAATTCGTAATTCTATGGAAAGGTGGAATAATGCAATTAACGATTTGGCTACGGGCCGAGGAGTTAATAACACATTAGACTACTGTGCTGATTTAACAGTATCCCAACTTGATAGGGATGATAGAGTTATTAAGGTGTACAAGTTTGTCAATGCATGGCCACAGGCTATTGCAGCGATTGATTTGTCATCTGCATCTGCAACCGAAATTGAAAGTTTTGCCGTTACATTTAGGTATCAGCATTTCCTCGCTAGTGACGTTAACGATGGTGGCGAATTTGCGATTGAATAGGAATAAATTGACTTTATAAACCTACTAAATAAAGGAGTAGGGAGATATTATGGCTGAACTTTTCGGATTTTCAATTAATCGTTCTAAGAAGGATACGGGTGGTGAGCAAGTTTTCACCACCCCAACTCCTGATGACGGCGCTATAGACGTTGCCGGAGGTGGTTTCTTTGGCCAAATTTTAGATACGGATGGGCGAGAGAAAACAGAACTTGACCTCATTCGTAGGTATAGAGATATTGCACAACAACCAGAGTGTGACAGTGCAATTGAAGATATCATTAATGAAGCAATTACTGCTGACCAAGTTTCCCAATCAGTTACGTTGAGAACTGATAGACTACCTTATTCAGAAAAAATTAAAAGAGAAATGAGAAAAGAGTTCAATAAGATATTGTCTCTTTTAGAATTTGAAGCCAAAGGTCATGACATACTCCGGCGTTGGTATGTTGACGGCCGTATCTTTTATCACAAAGTAATAGACAGTAAAAATCCCAGAAAGGGTATTGTTGATTTGAGGTATATTGATTGTACTAAAATCAAAAAGGCCCGACAAGTCAAAAAAGATAAAGACGCTAAAACTGGCGTGGATATGATCACGAAGGTTGATGAGTATTATATCTATAACGAAAAAGGTCTTTTCTCTGCTGGATACGGTGGAGCAAATCAAGGTTTGAAAATTGCAGCAGATTCCATTGCATATTGTCCGTCTGGTGTAATTGACCAGAACGGTGGTAAGGTTCTGTCGTATTTACATAAAGCAATTAAACCTGTTAATCAATTAAGAATGATTGAGGATGCGTTAGTTATCTATCGTATTTCAAGGGCACCAGAACGTAGGATTTTCTACATTGACGTTGGTAATTTGCCCAAGGTAAAGGCTGAACAATATCTAAAAGATGTTATGAACCGATACCGCAACAAATTAGTTTATGATGCTAGCACTGGAGAAATCCGTGATGACCGTAACCATATGTCAATGCTGGAAGATTTTTGGCTACCTCGCCGTGAAGGTGGACGAGGAACAGAGATTACTACTCTGGCTGGTGGTTCAAATTTAGGAGAGATTGACGATATTGAGTATTTCAGACAGAAATTATATCGCTCTCTTAACGTTCCTATCTCAAGACTTGAAGCAGAAAATTCCTTTAGTCTTGGACGGGCAAATGAAATTACACGGGATGAATTAAAGTTTACTAAGTTCATCCAGAAAATTAGAAAGAAATTTACACCTCTCTTCACTGACCTTTTGAAGACGCAACTTATATTGAAAGGTATTATCTCATTAGAAGATTGGGATACTATGAAAGAACACATTCAATATGACTTCTTGAAAGATGGTCACTTTGCAGAGTTGAAGGAAGCAGAGCTTCTTAATGATCGTATTCAAACACTCGATTCAATTCAATCATATATTGGAACATTCTTCAGTAAGGAATATGTCCTTAAACATGTATTACGAATGAATGATACAGAGGTTGATGAGATGAGAGATCAGATTGCTCGTGAAATGGAGATGGACCCAATGGATGGTGGTATAACTGTCCCAGTTGGTGGCGATGGTGTTACTCGTTATCCAGAAGTTGGTGGAGCTCCTATTCCTGCTGATGATTATGATAAGTTC